AATGACGTTGAAGTTAAAGGCGCTGAATTAAAAGACGGTCTATTAAAGGTATCAATGGAAAAAATAGTTCCAGAGTCTAAAAAACTAAGAACAATTGATATTAAATAATTAAAATAGGGAGGCGGAGGGCTTGACTCTCCGCCTTTTCTGTGTTATATTATATTATAAAAGTAAATATGGAGGTTATTATATTATGAGTATTATTTTTAGACAAGTGAAATCTGATACTGTTGAAGTATCAATGTTGGATTTTATCAAAAAGATAGAACCAAATCAAGCAGCCGACAAGGCCTTTCAAGCAAACGTATTTACAAGGTGGAAAAAAGAGCAAGGCTCTAGTTATATGACTTCTACAATTAGAAATATGGCACCTAGTAAATTTATATTTTGTGATGTTAAAAAGTGTTATGATTCTGCTGTTGAAAATGAATCAAAGGCTGATGAAGAATATTTTAAAAGATGGTTAGACGCTGGTGTAACTTTCTTAAATTTAGATTCTAATAATAGAACAATTAATATCGTAGGTTTTATTGACGGCACTTTTGGTGTTGAAGAAGGAACTTACGAAATTGACGGTAATATTTTTAAAATTAAAACTGATTTAAACGATAAACTTGTTTTTGATAGAGAAAAAAATGAAGTCGATTATACAAAAACAACTTTACCTAAAGCAATTGTATCAGCATTTTTAGAAGCAAGAGTAAGTTTAGAAATATACACAGATACAACAAGAGAAGAATTATCCGAAGTGTTTACTAGAATTAATGACGGTAAACCTTTGAATGAACCTGAAAAAAGAAATGCTAGAACTAGTGATGTTGCTAATGTAATTAGAGAATTATCTGAACAACACAAGGATAGATTTTTTAATTCACTTACTAAATGGTTTACACCAGAACAACAAAATAGAAGAGGCTTAGATGATTTTATTGCTGGTATGTGCCACGTATTTTTTGAAGGTGTTGAAACAACAATATCACCAGCTTCATTAAATTCTATGTATAGAATTGGTTCCGAAGTAGATCAAAACATAAATCTATTTAAAAAAAGATTTAATCAGTTTATGAGTTGGGTATCAAAAGGTAATTTAAATGCTATACCTAATAGAAACTCTATCTTTGATTTATGGATAATTTTCATAGATTTAAAAAATGATAAAAAAGAAATTAAACCAGGTAAAGAAGACTCTTTTATTAAACACTATGTAAAAGTAGTAGGTGATTTATTAAGAGATAAAACTCCTTATCCTTGTGGTAAAGGTGACCCTAAATCATTTGAAACTATGGTTGCTGGCAGACAGGCAGCTAACAATAAAAAAAGAAATGAAATGATTATGAAAAAACTTGATGTTGATGAATACTTTATTAAAATGGATTCAAAAAGAGTTGTCAATAATAGTGATAAATTAGCTGTGGCTGCCAGAGATAACTTTAAAACAGCACAAGGCGAAGATATTGATTTATCTAAATTACAAACAAAAGAATATCATAAAGGACATATAAACTCTTATAGAGATACAGGTGATACTTCTATAGATAATACAGTTATTCAAACAGATGTTGATAATTGGAAAACGGGTACAACAAAGGTGAAAGTTAGTGTTTAGTTACCTTGGTGGTAAAAAGTTTCAGGCAAAATGGATTGCCTCACAATTTACAAAACACAACACTTATGTTGAGCCATTTGGTGGTGCTTATTGGGTTTATTTTGTGGCCAACCATCAAATAGATCAGGCTCATACAAATGTATATAATGATTTTAATAAAGACATAGCAAATATATTTTATTGTGCCAGATATAAAGATAGAGAGTTTTCAAAATCTTTATTATCTTTTAAACCACAAGTTAAAGAAATCTTTAATCAATTTAAAAAAGACCTAATACCTTTTAATACAGACTTTCAATTAGGTGATGTGGTCAGAGCTACAAAATACATCTACTTACAAACTCAAAGTTTTAGTGGTGATACTTTAAATGAAAAAACAAAGTTTGTTGATTTAAAAGGCAAATATAAATCAAAATATCAGCATTTCACAGACAAGATTAATGATAAGAAATGGTTATATTTTATTAAAGGTATAACTCATATTCACAACGAATCATTTGAAACTATTATTGATAAGTACGATAAAGAAGATACATTATTTTATGTTGATCCGCCATATTATAAAATGGAAGATTATTATGTAAAAGACTTTCAAAGAAGTCAACATTTAGATTTGGCCAACAAATTAAAACAAATAAAAGGTAATTTTGTATTGTCTTACTATGACTTTCCAGATTTACAAAAATGGTTTCCAAAAGACGAATATACTTGGATTGAAAAGGAATTTAATAAACAAAATGCTAGTAAAAATAAAGGCGCTGGTAAAGGTAAAGAAGTTTTAATAATGAATTACAAACCAGCATTGACTTTAGAATAGCTTTATGATATATTAAATAATGCGGATGTAGTATAAAAGTATTATGACAGGTTTCCAACCTGTAGAAGTTGGGGCAGTACCATCCATCCGCTCCAAAATAAATTATGAAAAGGAGTGATTAAATTATGAACCTATCAAGTGACACGGTTGCTGTACTTAAAAACTTTTCAGACATTAACCAGAACATTCTTGTTAAGCCTGGAAACAAAGTACAAACAATCTCAACAATGAAAAATATTTTAGCAGAAGCTGAAATATCAGAAAAGTTTGAAAGCGAATTTGCTATCTATGACTTACCAGAGTTTTTGAGGTCAATAGAACTATTTGAAAAACCAGAATTAAGATTTAATGGTGGATCAAATGTACAAATTGCTGATTCTAATTCAAAACAATCAATTAAGTATTTCTTTGCTGACAAGTCTGTTATTGTATCGCCTACAAAAAACATTACAATGCCAGATAAAGAAGTTACCTTTACACTAAAAAAAGAAACTTTTGCTAAGTTATTAAAAGCTGCTACGACTTTAAACTTACCAGATGTTGCTGTAAAAGGTGATGGCAAATCAATTAAACTCATAGCTACAGATAAAAAGAATAAATCATCTAACGAATATTCTTTAATAGTTGGTGAAACCGATAAAAAGTTTAATGCTTATTTTAAAACAGAAAACTTTAAAATGGTTACAGACGACTATGATGTAGCAATTTCAAAACAAAAAATAAGCCATTTTGTAAATAGAAACAAATCTATTCAATATTGGATTGCTTTAGAACCAGACTCGGAGTTTTAATATGAGTGAGAATAAAACTCCTATGACGCCAGCGGAGGAGGATAAAAACGCTGATGTTGTTAGACTTGAAGATGGTACAGCATATCCAAAAGATGGCTATATCAAAGTAGAAACCAGAGAGTATCATCAAACAACACATTATCTTAATAGACAGATTGCTGTTGAAGATATAATAAATGAGTTTGGTGATCTACCTACCTTTGAAAAAGGCCTATACTTTGATTGGTCTAATTATCATAACGCTAGTGAAGAAGATAAAGAATTAGCAGATAAGGTACAACAATTTGTTGATGAACACGATTATGACCGTGAAGAAGATTGTTGGACAATGAACAAAGGTGGTTATGATGTTGATACTGAAATTGTACAAGAGTTTACAATGGAAACTAAATAATGAATAAAGTGAGGTTTATATTATGTCAGACTTTTTATGGGTGGAAAAATACCGTCCAAAGAAGATAAGTGATTGTATTCTTTCTGAACACCTAAAAGAAACATTTACACAATTTTTAAAACAAAAAGAAATACCTAATCTACTATTAACTGGTACTGCTGGTACTGGTAAAACAACAGTAGCAAGGGCCTTATGTGAAGAACTTGGTGCTGATTACATCATCATCAACGGATCAGACGAAGGCCGTCAAATAGATACATTAAGAAATAAGATTAAAAACTTTGCTTCTACTGTATCTCTTACCGAAGAATCAAATCATAAAGTAGTTATCATAGACGAGGCAGACTATATGAATGCTGATTCTGTTCAACCTGCTTTAAGAAACTTTATTGAAACCTTTTACAATAACTGTAGATTTATATTTACTTGTAATTATGTCAATAAGATAATACCAGCCTTACATAGTCGTTGTACCGTCATTGATTTTAAGATAGTCAATGGTCAAAAAGTAAAGACAGCAACGGCCTTTATGAAACGATTAGAAGGCATACTTAAAGATGAAAAGATAGAATATGAAAAAAAAGTATTATCAGAACTAATCCAAAAGTATTATCCAGACTTTAGAAGAACGATTAACGAACTTCAAAGATATTCTGTAAGAGGTAAGATTGATAGTGGTATTTTGTTTAGTTTATCAGAAGCCAATACCAAAGAACTTATAGTATCATTAAAAGATAAAAGATTTAATGATATGAGAAAATGGGTTGTTCAAAACCTGGACAAAGAGGCCTCTTTTCTTTTTAGGACTATCTATGATGTTCTTTACACTTCATTAGATTCTAAATCTATACCTCAAGCAATATTAATATTGGCTGGTTATCAATATAAATCAGCGTTTGTTGCCGACCAAGAAATCAATATGGTGGCTTGTTTAACAGAAATAATGGCGAGTTGTAAATTCAAATGAGTAATGATAAAAAATTAAGTGAAACCCAAAAAATAAATCAAAACAAAATCTTTAAAGATAATAAAAAAGCTAAAAAAGGTGAAAAACAATTAAAATTAGCAATAGAAGATTGTTATGGAAAATTAAATGAAGAATATGGTAAAAAATCATATGTTAATTTTAACTATATGTCTTCTATTAATCAATCATTTATAATAGATCAAACAAAAGACTATTTTGGTAAAAATTTTAATTATGTAGAAAAAGCTTCTTCACACATCAAACCTGATGGTGGAGTTATTTGTTACGAGTTACAAACCGAAAAATTAATGACTTTAAATCAAGGTTTATTGTTGTGTGCTGAATATAAAAAACAAGGTGATGGTAAGGATCAATCTTCAGGAAATGCAATAGAAAGAAGTTATAAGAATTTCAAAGAATATGAATTGTGCTCTTTAAGATTACCATATTGTTTATATTTTGTTTTTTGTTCAGGAACCGATTTTAAAAAAGGTTCTTCAATATTAGATAGATTAACAGCTTTAACTATAAAAAGACCTTTTAACCATACTTACTATGAAAAAGAAAAAGGGCTATCAAGTGCTTCAGTATATATAAATGAAAATATTTGGAGTGTCAAAGAAATGTCTAGTATTATGTTTGAAGGCGCTAAAAAAGTTATTGATAACTATTTAATTACAGGTTCAAATTTTAAAGAGGCCAATTATAAAAATGTTAAGTAATTTAAATAATCAATATTTTACAGAACAAATTATAACATATTTGGGAAACAAAAGAAAACTATTGTTAGAAATTGATAGTGTCATTGATAACATAAAGAAAAAACTAAACAAAGATTATGTTAACACATTTGATGGTTTTTCAGGTTCTGGAATCGTAAGTAGATTATTAAAAGCACACAGCAAAACATTGATAGTAAATGATTTAGAGTATTATTGTTATGTACTTAATAAGTGTTACTTATCTAATATATCTAGTTTAAAGTTAAAAAGTATTAAAGAAAAAATAGACTATTTAAATAAAAATAAAAAAAGTTGTAATTCAATAGGATTTGTAGAAAGAATGTATTGTCCTAAAGATGATAATAATATAAAACAAAGTGAAAGAGTATTTTTTACAAATGAAAATGGTAAAATAATAGATTGTATTAGAAGTTTAATAGAAGACAAAGATTATTATTCTTTATCATCACTATTATACAAAGTTTCAGTACACAATAACACTTCTGGTGTTTTTAAAGGTTTTTACAAAAATTCTGAAACCAATTTAGGTCAGTTTGGTGGTAATGCTCAAAATGCTTTACAAAGAATTAAAAAACAAATTAATTTAGATTATCCTATTTTTTTAAATAATGATTGTAATGTGATAGTAGAACAACAAGATACTAATAAATTAATCAAAAACTTAAACAAATATGATTTAGATATTGCTTATTATGATCCTCCTTACAATGAACATCCATATAGTTCAAATTATTTTATGTTAAACAGTATAGCAAAAAATGAAGAACCAAAAGATGTAAGTAAAGTTTCAGGTATACCTAAAAATTGGAATAAATCAAATTACAATAAAAAAATATCAGCAATTAATTCTTTAGAAGATTTGTTGATTAATACACCTTCAAAATATATAATATTATCATACAGTAGTGAAGGACATATAAATTATTCTGAAATTACAAATACAATGAATAAATATGGCAAATTAAATATAAAAGAAATAGATTATAATAATTTTAAAGCTGCTAGAACCCAAAAAGCTAGAGAGAAAAAAATAAAAGAGTATCTGTTTGTTTTAGAAAAAAATAATTAATAAAATGGCTAAGAGAACGTTTTTTAGAAAATTAATAGTAAAATTAAGAATGTGGTATGCTGATATACGAGGCCACCACGGTAAACGTTGGAACTACGAGCCTGGTAAATGGTATATGGGTAGAAACAAAAAAAGAAAATGAAATTAGGCGGGCATAGCTCAGGGGTAGAGCGAATCGTTGCCAACGATTAGGTCGCTGGTTCAAATCCAGTTGTCCGCTCCAGAATTATTATGTACGAATTGAAAGATTATTTAAACGCTATTAACTTCACAAAACAAAACCTGTTAGACACAGATGATTTAACGTGGGAAAAGAAGTATCCACCGTTCATTATTAATAAGTGTTTATCAATGCATTATGACTGTATAGCGGCTGCTAATGAAATGAATGGTTATCACTTTTTAGATAAGAAAATACAGTTTCATTTTTTGATAAATAGTATTAGAAAAAAGAAGCGATTTGGTGGCAAATGGTTATCACAAGCCAAATTGAAGAATTTAGAGTATGTTAAAGAATATTATGGATATAGTAATGAGAAAGCAAAACAAGCGCTCAACATACTAAAAGACGAACAAGTTGAAAATATAAAAGAGGCCTTATTTAAAGGCGGGAGAATTAAGAGATGAGTGACAAAGAAATACAATGGTCGCCTGCAAGTATGCTTGAGGTAACAATCAAACAACCAGACGACTTCCTAAAAGTTAGAGAGACTTTGACTAGAATTGGTGTAGCGTCCCGAAAAGACAAAACACTTTATCAATCGTGTCACATTTTACACAAACAAGGTAAATATTTTATTACACATTTTAAAGAATTATTTGCTTTAGATGGTAAGAAAGCCACATTGGTGGAAAATGATATTCAAAGAAGAAATACAATTGCTATTCTTTTACAAGATTGGAATTTAATTAATATAGTAAAACCAGAAGAAGCTGAAAACAAAGCACCATTAAGCCAAATTAAAGTTTTACCTTTTAAAGAAAAAAAAGAATGGACGCTATCAGCTAAATATAATATTGGAAAGAAAATTGAAACTAAAGAAGCCGTAAAAGATAGCGAAGATGCAAGTACCGAAGTTTAAAGATTTTTTAACAGAACAAGATATAGAACGTAAAGATAATCCAATTACGGTTGCGATTATTACGAAATCAAATCCAAATGTTAAAAAGCAAAAGGCTGGTGAAGTCCCTAAAAAAGAACGTACCATTTCCTTTATACAAAAAGCCTGTGAAAAAAAAGGCTTTAAGTGTATAGTCATTAATACAAAACACGCAATCATCACAGCAAAAGACGAAGATAAAAACACATTAACAGTTTATAACTATGACGGTAAAGATAGTGAACATACCTTTGTAGGTAAAGATACTGTTTGTATTACAAGAGCAGGCTCTATTGAAGATGAGGCTGGCCTATCATTATTATCAGCATTTCAAAACTCATCAGCGTTTATGTTAAACACAAGAGCAGCTATGTTGACTTGTGATAACAAATTAACAACAGCATTATTATTTGAGAAGTTTGGTATACCTACACCAAAGACTGCCTTTGTATCAAACGAAAAAAACTTAGATGACGCTCATAAACTAGTTGGTGGTAAGTTTCCAGTTATATTAAAAACACTTACAGGTACACAAGGTATTGGAGTTGTTAAAGTTGAAAGTTATGAATCTTTAGTATCTACAGTACAAGCGTTGTGGAACCACGATGCAGAAGTATTATTACAAGAGTTTATGGACATACCTTTTGATGTAAGAACATTTGTCGTAGATAATAAGATATTTGCCTCTACAAAAAGAATACACTCTAAAGAAGATTTTAGGTCAAACATACATAGAGGTGGTTCAGCAGAACCTTACAAATTAAGTGAAGAAGAAAAAGAAATTATTTTAAAAGCAAGTAGAGCTTCAAAAGCATATCTTGTTGGAGTTGACCACATCATTTACAAAGGTAAACCATATGTGTTAGAAGTAAATGGTAGTCCAGGTACAGGTGCTAACTATAAAGAATATACTTACAAAGATTATTATTCAGAACCAGAACCAGGAAATGATGTTACAGGTGAAAAACTTGTTTATCGTTTAATAGATTGGGTTTCAAAAAGAAGTCATTGGGATAGACAGGCCGCTAGTGAATGTGGTTGGTTAGAAACAGTTGATCTAAATGATATTGGAAAAGTTAGAGCTAAGTTTGATACAGGTAATGGAACTAAAGCTTGTGCTTTACACGCTGATGAAATATTAGAAGAAAGTAAAACTTCAATTAAATGGAAGTATAATGGTAAAACCTTTTCTAAACCAAGACACGGTACAAGTGAAGTTTATAGAGCAAACGCTGATGGTGAAGAGCCGTCTGAAAAAAGACCTACAGTTTTAATGGATATTACTTTTAATGGATTTACTTATAAAGATATAGAAGTTGGTTTAGACGCAAGACCGAGATCAGGTTCAGATTTATTAATTAATAGAGATTTAATGCGACAGATGAATGTAA